CTTCTGTTGGCTTACCACGCAAGTCCATTGCCTTGCTGTAGTCCTTGATATGCAATAGGTCTCTAATATGTTTCGGTTGACTCATCTTCATCTTCTTCTATAACTGGGCTGTCTGCATCTGCATATGGACGCCAACCGCCTAGGTTTCTGATTAATGAATTAACTGCACGCTGAACCTTCATCCGTGCGCCATCTGGTGTTGTGTCTAAATCTTTGGCTATCAAAGCCCACTCATTGTTTTCTGTACTGAATCTAATCCTGAGTACGTTTTGTTTTGCCTCTGATAGTTTGTAGAAGGCTGATGCTATATCTGAACGGAGAACTAACCAGTTGTTGCCGTCATTACTCGGCTCTGCTTTGTTAAATTTAAAGTTTAAATCCTGTATCTTGACTGGCATTTCATACGTCTCAGAGATAATGCTAGGTAGAAATGCTTCTATGACTGTGGCATCGTAGTAATACAGGTCTAGTATCTCATAGCCAACTGTCTTTGCTTTTTCTTTTTCGCAGTATTTCAGGGCTGCATTACGTAGGGATTTGATTATTAACTTATCTTTATCCTTGCGTTCTAGGGTAGACCATTCAGCATACTTACGAGGATGAGTCAGGAACCAGAGCCATAAGGTCTGTTGTATATCCAGGACATCTAGCATCGGATACTTTTTTTGATATTCCAAGGCTAATGACGCTACTACTACGTCATATTCCTTTATGTACTCCTGTGCCACTCAAGCCTTCCCAGTACCCTCTTTGCACCATTAGTCCTATTATTGCATAGTTTGCTAGGTCAAGTAGCGTATCTTCAATAGGTTCATAGTTCGGCGTGTTGCTTTTATGGTTGTAGTGCAGGTTCTCTAGCCGTGTCATCTTGTCGTGCATCCTGACTATCAGCCCATTCATTGCCCCACCAGGGGCATTGGCTATGTTGTATGGGCCGTAGTCCTGATGTTTTTTTATCATTGTGATTTTAAGTTGGCTTAGGATTTCTTCTAGGTGTTCAGCATCCTTCATCTAATATTCCTTTCAGCCTACGGTCTATATCCCGCATTGCTTCTATAACCATTACTTCCTCTATTACTTCCTTGCCCTGTCCTTCTGCTGAACCTACCAGAACTGTGGCTAATAGACCAAGTAAGGTTTTGGCTCCCTCTGGGTCTGTATTAAGGGTCTCATAAATATCCAGTAATACTGTGCATATATCTATCATTTTGTTTTCTGATAGTGGTAAGCCCATAATTCTAGGATTATTTTTGATGTAGTTCCATACATCTGGCTCGTTATCGTATGAAGCATTTTCTGATTCTTTCATCTAACCACCCTGCCCCTTCTTGTAGAACAATACTATTTACATCGTGCCCTTCGGGCATCTGAATAATATTAACGTTGCCCAATTCTCTACTTATCTTTTTACCAAACTCTAGTCCTGGGCTATCGCCGTCTGCTAGCACAATAACTGTATCAAAATCGTCAAGTATTTTTGTGTAATAGGACTTCCAATTGTTAGCGCCAGGAATACCCACCGTTGGGTGTCCTGTCTTAGTCACTGTTGTTATGCAGTCTATCTCGCCCTCAGTTACGCAGATGTAGCCATTGGCTGTTAGAACTGTTTGGGCATTGAACATAGTTGTCTTTGCACCTGGCAAGCCTATGTACTTTGGGTCTTCTCCTTTGATACTACGAAACCTCAAATCAACCACGCCTGATGGCGTGATGTATGGGATTACTAACTTACCCTTGTAACCTTCGTGTCCTGGAAATGGATTGTCCACTACTCCTAAATGAAACATCCTTGCTTCTTCTACCGACAGACCCCGCGTTGCTAGATAATCTGTTGCTTGACCTATGTGTTTTACGTATTCTGTCGCTGCCTGTAGGAGAAATTGTCTCTGCGAATTTGACAGCCTCACGATAATTGCCTCCTTCTTTGTGCATAATTAAATCGTATACGTCTCCACCAACGCCACATCCGTGGCATTTGAATCTGCCTTCATCAAAATTAACACCAGCCGATGCGTGTTTATCTGGATGAAATGGGCACTTTATCTTGCGCCAGCCGTGCCCGCCCGATGGCACGGCGGCGCCTACATACTCTAGGTATGCAGCAATACTATGTTTCTCCATCTGTTTTCTTCAGTAGTTCTAGCCATATCTGCGCTGGCATACTGGCATACCACTGACTGACATCTCCTTTGCCTTTACGTTTGTGTATTACTACACCTGTCCAAGCCTTATCATTTTTCATTTCTACTTCTAGTTCTGCTAGCCATCCTGCTAGGTCCATCTTGGCGTGATTCTTTATCTCAATAGTTACACCTGGCACACCGCTTATATCGCCTTTGTCTAAGGTTGCTCCTGCGAGTCTGCGGTCTGCATATTTGTAGCCATTGGCTTTGAGCCAAGCAACTACATCTCGTTCTGCTTGACTACCTTTACGCTTTGATGCACTACTCAATTGCTGCCAATGCAATCTTAGTTACTTGTGATTGAAGCGTATTGTAAAGCGTATCGTTGTTATACAACTCATCAACTACTATGTTCCATTCACCATCTGTTAGTGCTTTACCTATTGATACTTCTATATCTTCTCTGCTGAATGAACAATCCCATATCTTAGTTTCCATATACTGTCTCCTGTGCATACTTAATTTGAACATCATCTAGATACATACTGTCAGGGTTGAAGACCAGGCTGACGTAGTTATTACCTGTCTGGTCTGCTCGCCCGTATCTGTTTTTGACTGGGGCTACGCAGAGATAGGTATCATCACCCTGTTTCATCTGACCGATAGTAAGAACCATTGCTGGTATTTGGTTAACCAGCCCCTGTACTGCTGAGCGGGGCTGGCAAGGATAGTTATCAAAGCCTTCCTTAGTATGGTGCAGAACAAGCACGGCTGAGTTGGTATCTCTTGCAAGATACTTCAACTCTTTCATTGCTGAACGCATACCTTGGAATTCTTCGTGTCCATCCATTGCAATATCCATTAGGTTGTCTACAACTATAAGCGTAGGACTTCTGCCCCAAACTGTTTCAAATGCACTGACCTCATCATCTAAATCTTTTAGAGTGGGAGTGGATTCAAAAGACCAGAACAAGTGATTGTTTAGGGTAAGAACTTCTTCTGCTTGTTCAGGCTCACGCTTGAGCATCTGCTCTGCTGCTGTCTGTGTAATACGGCTGGACATTGCCAGTAATCGCATAGCCATAGTATGAGCATTGGTATCTGCGCTGAAGTAAAGCGTAGGAACTTTTGCTCTGGCTGCTATTGCCAGTGCGATAGATGATTTACCAGCACCAGGAGTGCCAGCAATCATCGTGATTTCTGCACGGCGCAGGATAATTCCTGCCCGTTCAAATGCCGCAAAGGCGGGCGGTAATGGTTCTCCGCCCACCTCTGCTTTGTTGATACTGCGTTTAAGTGTTCTCATTTAACTTGGTCGGCTACAAATGTATTCCATTCTGGGGTACCGACTTTGCAATAAATATTTTTACACTTATCAAGTGCACCCTTCGGTGCTGCGCAGAAGTAACCACGATAGGTCTTGCCATCCTTACCTGTTCCTTGGATGGCTGTCATTCTGCCGTGTGGGCAATTGCGTCCATTGATTGATGGCGCTGTCCCCCAACCACCATTACTGGGTATTGGATTGTCAATGATAGATGCGCCGAGGGTTGCTGCTACCTGTGCTGGTGCCATTGGCTGATACTGAACTGGCGCTACGCCTTTGGCTGCTGCTTCAAGTTCTGATACTGCTGACTTGATTGCATCTAGTGCTGATGCTACTAGTTGGTCTAGTTCATCTCCGTGTTCTGCACGAACTGTTACTAGTGAACCTGCTGGTGTTTTTACTGTGATACTAATTGGTGCTTCAGTGCTAGCCACTGATATCTCCTTCTTCAAATGGAGTAACGAAACCTTTTTTGTCTCGCCACTGTCTTACTTTCATTGCGAATTGTACTCCTTTCCAGCCCTCTTTTATGTCTATCCAAACTAATTTGCATAGACCAGTTCCTGCTGGAAGATGGATGATAACTGCTTTCTCCTTATTGATATCACCCCAACTACCACGGCGACCCGTAGCAACGTCATACGGGGAGCCGTTGGCGTAAATTGCTAATTGGATAGCAATGTTGTTTGGGTGGTCAATGCGACCAGTCTTTATATCTGCAATGAACTTCTCACCTTTATATTCAATTACCCTGTCGGGAGTACCAGCAATCTTGTACTTATCCAACACACAGAACTGTTCTATAAAGAACTTCTTGAGATGTCCCGTTGCTAATTCATAGGCTCGGATGTCCCCTGCCCACTCGTCTGGTATTGGTCCAGGTGACTGGCCCAAATCTAGTTTCTCTGCTATTGCGTGTAGTGCTGTGCCGATAGTTGCTGCACGGCTAGCGCCTGCTACTTCCATAGCATCTTCAATATACTTGTTGATAGCCATCTTATCTTCTTGTGCTGCACTTATGGCTAGTAATAAATCACTGCGAATTGTTAAACCTATTGCAGCCATACGCATCTTCCAAGCGGTCAATGCTGATGGGTCATCTAAACTGTTAGCAATTGTTGTTGCTCTTGTATAAGCAACTGGTTTGCCTCCTGCTTTAGGAATTATTAACGGACGCCCATATCTATCCCGTTCTATTTCTACTCGCATAAATCTTTCCTTGTCTCCTTGTAAAAGAAACGGGCTGGAAAAGGAGACTAATCAAACTCCAGCCCGTTTCAGTAGGCAGATAGTATCAGAAGGCGAAAGGGAGTTCTTCTGAACTATCTGAGTTGGCGTGGCATTGACAAGCACATAGTCTCCTGAGTGCGTGGATACCGATGACCGCGGTGCCCTTACACTCATCGTGCTTGCCTACCAGACACTTGCCTGTTTGCTGTGCCTCATCATAGGTATGCCCAGATATTTTGGGCATTTAGTTACTGCTGTTCTGTACTTGAGATATCAACTGACCAGTCATCTAAGTCAGCATCACCGCTTACCTCAACAGATAGTTCATTCATTACATAATCATTTGCTTCATCTTCATTGGAAGCAGAGATATTACTGACTGTGTAATTGATTGTGCCTATGACTGTCCATAGTCTTTTTAGTTCTTCAGCCCCAATATTCTTGAGTAACTGATTCACATCATCTATCTCACATTCTATTGCTCCATCTGTATCAGTATCATAGCGAGAGTCAAAGAACTCATAGACTTGTTCTCTTACTGTTTGTAGTCTGTCATACCATTTATTTGCTCTTTCATCGCAGTCATTTAGTTTCTGGCGTAGTTCATCACGCTCAGTGATGGCTGCAATAGCCATCTCTTCGGTGAACTTAACTGTGTTTCCGTTTTTATCTGTATAGATAATTTCCACTGTAGTCTCCTTATGCTAGTGCTAGTTCTTGTGCTCTTATCTTTAGGCTATCACTGCCACCTGACATTGTTCTAACGCCTAGTGACCTTGACTTACCTGGTTTGCCGTGGTCGGCATACTCAACGACTGCCTGCCATAGACCGAAGGCAGTCTCTCGGATATTCTCCTGAGTAGGACTGTTCTCGTATATGTCCAGGCTTCTGGCTCTGTGGTTGAGGGCATTGGTGCGTTGTACTTTCTCACCTGTAGATAGTAAATCTAAAGGTGTATCTTCTACCTTGCTAGGTAATGGAAATACTTTCTTGAAGTAATCCACTGCTTGCTGGCGTGTAACTTGACGTTCAAGCATTGCCTCTGACATAACTGTGTAGTCATCAATAGTTGTGTAGGCAATATCAAGAATGCCACGCACATCATTGACATCTAACTTAGAGTTAGTTGTATGACGCAGCATATAGGTATGCCTCTTGTCAGTAGCCCGATAGATTTTGTTAATCTGATTGTGGCAGAATAACCGTTCAATGATAGGGCGGATAAGAACTGAACCGCTCCCATCGTGGGTAGTCTTGGCTAGTAAAAATGCTGCGTGTGGGTCGCCTTTGATTTCCATCTCAATGGGTAACTGCATAAGCATCCATACTTTTGCGCCTGCTGCATACTCACCTGCTGCTGCATACCGTGCATCTCCTGAATCAATTAGGGTATCCAACACCGAAAATAATTCAGCATTCTGTAGCGGTTTGTATTTGTTACCAACAATACCTAATGGAACTACCTCACCTGTTGGTGTTGTTTTGACAACTGCTTGCTTGTTGTTGACTGGGATATGCATAGGCAATCCCTTACCTGGTATCTGGTAAAGAGTTGCTATTGGGTGTAATGATACTGACCAGTCAAGCCCTGCTTGTCTGGCTACATCGCTGGCTGATGTGGCTGTTACTGCTACACCAGATTTAATCCAGGCTGATTCGTTCTTTGTTGCTATCTGTGGTCTGTTAACTACTTCTGTAGTCATTTAGTCTCCTTTGTTTAATACCAGCCGTGTTTGCGCCAATGCGCCCACGCTACTGATGGTTTGCCGTATCGGTGCTGGATGTAAGCCAGCCCCCGTGCAATCTGTTCGGGGGCTGGCGTTCCAGTTTTCAACCCTAACAACTGCGG